CCTTCAACACCGTGTCTTTCCGCATCTTGAGGCGTGCAGCCAAGCTCCGCCTGGCCGGGCCGGCACGCAGTTCCCGGTCGATCGCGGCCAGCAGGTCGTTGATGTTCCGCTCCTCCAGATACCCATGCTCGACCGCCCATTCAGCAGCCCCATCCAAAGTCAGGCCTTTGGGATTGATCAGATTGCGCTGAAAGGCCTTCCGGTCCGCGTCGGCGTGCATGTACGAGAGTTCCCCGCCCTGATCTTGGACACCCCCTTGCGCGCGTAGGGCATCCACGAGCGACGGCTTCGTGGGGTGGTCGGCGGCCACCAGCTCAGAGGCCACTTCCGCCCGTGATAGTAAGTTCTCACTCTGCTCCTGGGGTAGTGTCTGGCGTGGCTGGGCAACAGCCGGTTCCTTGGCGGCAGCCTCAGCTTTCTGATAGGCTGGCACCGCCTGTCCAGGCAGCGACAGGAGCTTTCCCGCTAGATCGCGGATGACATGGACTTCGCGGGAGGGTGTTTCGATCAAGGCTGTGGTCTTATCCAGCCACTCCTGGACCCGCACCGGCACTGGCTTCCCGCCAAACTCCATCAGGGCTTCCGGTTGAAACCCTTGGGCCTTCTGCGTGAAGTAGAAGTGCAGGGCCTTAGGCTGAGACTCGATGTAGGCTTGGACGGCGGGGTGAAGAACCGCCCCAGACGCAAGGGCCTCAGTGGGCCTAGACTCCAGTGGAGTGGTGGCTGTCGCCTGAGTGGGCGATGGGCTCGGGTGGGACGGCGTTGTCGGTGCTGGCGGGACCGTAATCCCGGCCTGTTCTAGCGTCTGGCGCGAATATGTGGAGTCTTTGGCTAGGCCGGGGTAGTCACTCTGGAGCGTCCAGAGTTCAAACTCGCCGATACCTTTGGCTCCCCGCTGGATGCCTTCAAACCGGAGACGTGGGGTGGCTGGCTGCGTAGTGCTCTCGCTCGTCTCTGGCTGCGTGAGGGGTTGGCGCCGCTCCAGGGCCGCATAGAGGCGATTACGCTCTGGCCCAACCAGGTCATCCAGGGCACGCTTCCCGGTGATGGACTCGGTAAAGTCCATGAAATCTTCATCTTCATCCCAAGGAATACCCTTGACATCAGCCAGGGCATGAATCTCATCTACCGTGCGGGAGTGAATCGGCTTTTTCCCGGTCGGCGGCTCAGGGGAGAGCTGAACCGTAGGCGTTTCCCGTGTCTCAGGGGCTTCGGGAACGGAAATAGCCGATTTCCGTTCCGAAAGAGGGGCTGTCGCTGCCGGTTCTTGGCCAGGAACGGCGATCGGCGGCTGTTCAATGGCTAGGGCCGCCGGACTCGCCGTAGGCGATTCTGGGCGGTTTTGGGCGGTAATAGCGCGATCAAGGGATTCCGGCGTCACCTCCGTTTTTGTATCAAGGACGGTCGCAGACTGGTCAACCGCCCGGTCCACTGAGGGGGACGTGAGGATTTGGCGGATGGGGTCGGCTGGGCGTGTGGGCTGGGGCTGGATAATGTCTCGTCGGATCGGCCGGCCGGCCTGCACGTCCTGGAGGGCTTGCTCCCGCCAGACCTTGGCGTCTGACAGGTTGAGACGCGCAGCTTCGTCGGCCAGCATCTCCACGGTCGCAGCCCGCGCTTCCTTGGTGTCGGCCTGTGGATTATCGAGAATCTGGCTGATCGCTTCCGCTCGCCTGGCATTTTGGAAGTGCCCGTGTATGCCAAATGGAGCTAAGAGCAACGTCATCGCTCCAGCGGCGCCGCCAGATTCGTAGGCAATCTTCGGGAGTGGTTCAGTCTCCAGTCCGTAGGCCCGTTCCACTGCCGCAGTCCCGACATCCTGGCCAATTTCCGTGGCGGCTTCGCCTACTACGGCTCCTGCCGTCGCTTTCAGCCACGGCTTGAGTATCCCGGTCTCCGTGGACCCCTCGATGACTTTCCGAAGAGCCTTTCCGCCCACTCCCAACATGCGGAGCTGGAGATAATTAGCTGCTACTTCGCCGCCGCCCTGAATGACCGCCGTGATCAGGCTGGCGTTCTTTGCATCCTCCTCCGAGGCCCCAGCCTCCTTCATCTTGTCGTACTCGTCTTGGTATTGGCTGCCACCAAAGAGCGCCACGGTCCCCACTGGACCCAGGAAATTCCCGCCCGGCACCAGATAGCCAGCCAGTGTGGCAAGACTCGGCCCTACCGCGCGACCGCCACGAATGAACGCCTTGGCAATTTCGCCACGGCCTTCCATATCCGGCGCCCAGCCCGCTTCTCGGAGCTTGGCATCGGCCTCCATGACCTGGAAGGGGACCTCCATCGTCGCCTGCGTCTGAGGGTTACCCGCATAGAGAAGGCGCGTGATGGCTTGGCCCGCTTGGCCGGCCATGCGCGGCACATCCACAGCAAACCCGGCGCCGACTTGGCGACCCACTTCTTTAAGATCGCTGGTCCAGGGCTTATCTGGCGGTTCGTGTTCCTGCGCCCCCTGGCTGCCGTATTCACGTTGCCAGTAGCGTGTAAGGTCTGCGGCCGGGATGTCAGGATTCAGCGGCGTTGCCTTCGCTAGAAAGGTATCCAGTGTCGGGAGGGAACTGCTTGCCTGGGACGATACGCTATCAGGATGAGGCGGCGTCTGCGGGGCGTAGGTCTGCTCCCAATAGCGAGTCAGCGCCTCATCAGATACGCCGTGATTGAGCGGTTTCGCCTTCTCCAGAAATTCACTGAGGGTGGGCGCCTGTGGCGTCATATTCGCCATCGGCTATCTCGGGTACGGGTTTACATCGTCCTGAGTGGGCAATGGTCCGTGCATGAGTCCGCGTGGTCGCGGCTGAGGCCGTGGCTCGATCTTGGCTACTCCAGGCGTAAATGGGGTGATCTCCTGCTGCGTGGTTCTCGGTGCGGACGACGCAGATGGCTTGAATGGATCGAGAACGGCTGATGGTGGATTATTCGTTGCTGATGGTGGATTATTCGTTGCGGACGGTGCGGAGCGCCCTAATAGCACAGCAAGCCTCTCTTCGTAAGCCACAATGTTGGCCCGAATGGCCCTGATTTCCTCGGGATCACCTAGTTTGATGGCTTCCCGTAACGCTGTCCCTTCATCGTGAATACGCTGCTGCACCGCCTTCGCCAACTCGGCAGTCACCGCATCCATCCTCCCCGCTGTGAATAAGACCTTCTCTCCTTGCTCATTCTTGTAGCTCAGCCACCCATGCGAGACCCCTTTTTCATCGACCATCATCACGCGCCCAGTGGCATCGCTCAAGAACTGGAGTTTCTCTTTTTCCCAGTGTGCAATCTTTTCCCGGCTCTGCCTGTCGAGGGTGCCTTGGACGAAATTGAGCGTGTTGGTCGCTTCACGAGTCTTCCGGTCCTCCGTGGCAACCCGTTCCCTGGATTCGATGTCGCGCTCCGTGATCTGCTCGCGTGATTGTCTGTCCTCTCTGGCTAGGCTTTCTTTCGTGGCGCGTTCATCCCAAGTAGTTTCACGCTTGAGTTCTCGTTCCTGTTCGCCTTCTTTTGCTCTCGCGGTCAATTCATTGCGTTGTAGTCTGCGTTGGTGCTCACGCATGTTCTCGTCGCGGGCCGCCTCCAGCCTCTCCCGTTCTTCGAGAAGCATCTGCTGTGTCCAGGCGCTCGTGAGTTGCTGGGCACTCTGGGCAATACCTTTGCCGAATCCACCGGCCACCCCGGCTGCGAGATAGCCCATTAAGCCTGCCATGACTTACCCCTCCACTGATCCGGTCGGCGCCGCCAGTTGCGGGCCAGGCGGTGGACCTGGTTGCGGGCTGGGTGGCGCGGCGGCACCCGTCTGTCGCGCCGCCTCAATGCCCTTGGCGAGTTGCTCGTTGGTGATTCCAAAGAGTCGTAGCACTGACGGGACCAGCACACGCGTACTCGCCGACACCATTTGCGGCGTCACCTCGCTGCGCTGCTTGGCTTGTACGAACTCCCAGATGTAAACCATGAACACCATCGCGGCGTAGATCGCCGCATCGACCCGTATCTTTCCTTTACTCTCGCGGGCCACGACGGCCACCACATGCAGCGCGGCCATCGCCACCGCCATCGGGGCTTCGTATTTCTGGAGCGCCTCCTCTAAATACTTCACCGCAATCGGGTTGGTCTTTGGATCATAGATCAACCGCATGCCCGTGACGACCACCGCAAGAAAATCGCGCTTGATGGCTGGCGGCACAGCCGCCTCGATCTGCTGCTTAATCTGCTCCAGTACTGGTTGCCGAATCGTCTTCAGGAGTGCCATCTCACACCCTCCGGTTCATCAGGCCAGCGGGACCGCCGGGATGCTGGAACGTGACTAGCGGCGCATAGCCGGCGGCCTTAGTGCGGATGTCAAGTTCCTTCTGGGCCAGATCGTTGCGCTGTTTCTGCACGAACTTGTCGAACTCTAGCCGATCACTGGCTGTCAGCGCCTCGGGAATTGAGGAGAACGCGGACCCGACGGCACCGACGGCCCCCGTGGCCAGGGCGAATTTCGCGTAGGGTGGAAGATTATCGAGAGTATCCCAAAGACTGTCGCTGCCGCGGTTTTTGAGGGCGTGTTCAATCAACGCCGTCGTGGGGTCGGAGGATGGGCTGAATGACGACAACCCATGCCTCGTTAGCAGATCGCTAGTGTATGGTTGTGGATATGGAGCGCCCGGAGCAGGCTGAGTCTGTAGTGGAGTGGGCGCAATCTGTGCGGCTGGTGCGGCTGGTCCTGACTGTGCGGTGGGAGGAGTTGGCGCCGAACTGCCCGCTGGTGTTTCCGGGAAGTAATCAGCGTCTGCACCGCCACTGTTGTTAAACGCATTAGTGTTCGCCTTGAGGGCTTCTATGTCGGTTGGCGGCATGGCCGGCTTTAGGAGATCCGCAGTTGTAGTCGCAGGCTGGTTTAGGAGACTAACTCCACTCGCCGCCGCAGTATCCGCTGTCCCAGCCAGGGGTGCCGCGTTGATTTGATTTGCAACGCTGCTGCTTGGTCCAGGTATAAAAGCCGCATCGTCAACCGTGCTTGTCACTTTGGCGGCATTGAATACCCCGCTAGCGGCAGCTACGCCCGTGACGGTCCCAGCCAGACCGACCGCCAGCCCGGCATTGGCTAGGCTTTCATCGCCTGTCGCCTTGCCCGCGATGCTCAGCGCAGACCCCGCCGCCCCGGCAATCGCCGCGGCCCCGGCGAGGTTGGCGGCTTGAGTCCCAGCCGTAATGCCCATCTCTGCCCCAATGCCCGGGAGCGCACCAAAAGCCCCCCCTGCCGCCAGGCCGCCGCCGACCACGCCGCTGGCGAGTCCGGCGTATTCTAGTTCCTCTGTTCTGGTCACTTTCCCCGCCACCGTCAGGGCAATCGACGTGATTACAATGACTGAGATAACCCCCATGATGCCCTCCTACAGCGGAAACTCCCAAGCGGACTCACAACGCACACCGCCTAGTCTCTTATAGAGACTCGTGAGCTGCTCTACGCGCGGGTCCGTCTCGCTGAGAATCATGCGACACCGTTTCGCCCCATGCTCCCGCGCCCACGCCATGAACGCCCGGAAGAGTCGCAACGCTCCAGACCCGGCGCGATACGCCGGTTGCACATACCAGAAATAATCGGCCCCCAGCCTGACCCCGGAATTGATGTTTGGCGAAACCACCGCGCCCAATCCGCCGACCAGCGTGTCGCCGTCCCAGAGCCCAAGAATGACGGCATCTTGGACGCACAGCATCGTGGTCCAGGCCTCGATAAAGTCAGATGGCGAGAACGCATCAGGAAGACGCAATTCCTCATAGAACGCATGGCCAAACGGCACACATCGCGCCACTTCATTCACTGCCAGCGGTCTTACCGTCAAGTTCGTGGTCGCTGCGATCATGGGCTATAAAAAAACTCAGGATGGTCCGTATCCTGGTCGCCAACCTTCCGTCGAGGTCCACACGACATCGAGATCATCTGGTTTCCGGGCAACCGTATGGGTTCCGCCGCCGATCATCTCTTCGTCGCGCACGATATATCCCCACAGATCGGGTTGTCCTGCCGAGCTGCCCGTGGCGGCCCCCGAGCTGCCCGTGGCGGCCCCCGAGCTGCCTGCGGCGGCCCCCGAGCTGCCCGTGGCGGCCCCCGAGCTGCCTGCGGCGGCAGAGTCACTGGCAGCGGCAAGAAAGTATTGGCCCAAGTTCAACCGGCTGATCGCCGTGCGGTCTGCGGTAGCCACAGCGGTAGCGGCTCTGAGTCCTTCGTTTAATAGATTCAACTGGGAGTCTGTTGCAGCCCGTTTCGCTTCCGGGGTCATCGTCTGACTGGCGGCGATGGAGGCAATGTTCTTGACCGTCTCCTGGTACATATTTGCCAAACTCGCGTTCGTCTGAATCAACTGCCGGTTATTGGCGTCGAGTTGGCCAAGATATTTCTTGGTCTCTTGGTCGATTTGTGCGATCTTTAACTGCGTATCGGCGGTGAACTGGGTTCTGGTCAGCGCCGCCTTATCGGACATGGATTGCAGGAGCGTCTTAGTGTCGTTATCCGCTGTCTGGAGGACTTGCCGAAGAGCGGCATCGGCTCCTTGGGCGAGAGCCGCGTTCCTAGCGGCCGCGTTGGCCTTGGCGACATCGGTTCCTAGGGCCGCATTGGCCTTTGAGATATCAGTCATCAGGCCGGCATTAAACTTCGAGACATCGGTTCCTAGGCCGGCATTAAACTTCGAGACATCGGTTCCTAGAGCCGCATTGGCCTGTGAGGCCGTATTTTCTGCCCCGGCTTTGAATGCCCGACTAGCCAAGAGCGCATTGGTGGTGTTGGTCCCGGCCCGCTCATAGGTCGCCGCATCAGCCGCCGCGATCGGCAGGGCGGTATCGTACAGGGCTTTCTGGCTTTCCCCGACGGCGAGACTGGAGTTCAGGAGCCCGCGGGCATTAACCAACTGCCTCGCTCGCGCTTCTGCCTGTTGGAGCAGCGGTGAGTTCTCCCCGATCACTCGACGGATTTGTTCCTGGACCGTCTGCTCCGGCTTGACCTCGAACGCAGCCGGCTCATACCCCACCGCCTTTGCTTCCCTCGCGGTAGCTTCCTTTGCGAAGGCGTCACTCGCCGTGGCTCCCTGCACCGTGGCCGTGGCTGGCGTATAGAGCGTCACGGGGCCGGTTCCGACCGGTATGGTGTTGATCAATCCGGGCTGTTGGTAGCCCGACTCACCTGGTAAGGGATTTCCATTTTGGTCTGGCACGTTAGGTCTCCATCAGGCTACGCACTGGAGGTCGTGCGCGATACGGACTTTGCGTAAGGCTCGGCGTCCCAACACAAACATCTCCGGGGTGCGACAGCCGCACCGCTGGAGCAGACGGTTGATGGCGATCTCCTCATCCCACATTTCCCCGCACATGAGGCAGAGATAGGCGTTCGGGCACCCCAGCACCCACCAGCGGAACATCCAATGTCCGCACCGGCGGCACATCGTATCGCGGCATGAATGACCGTTATCCACGGCCTGAATACTCCTCCACATGGACAGCCTGTTGCCGGCCTCCGATTTGCGCCGTAGGCTTTCGCCATTGATACTGGATAATCATTTGCCCGTCCGTGCGTTGCGGGAGGGGAATCGTTACCATCGTCATGGGGGACCAGAGAATAAGCGCATGGTTCTCTATATCTATCCGCCACCGGACTCCCATGCAGGAATCGACCTTGGTAAAGTCTGGCGTCTCTCCGGGCATGCTATAGACATACCCCTGCACGCGGCAGGTCACGGGGTCGGCGACGGCGCCGGTCGGCACGATATGATCTGGGAGCACCATGATTTTTGCGTTTGGCGGGACGACACAGAGAATATCGTCAGCCGACAGAGAATCAGTTTGCCGCGTCAGGGCCAAGACGGCTCCATTCCTCCAGTTAAACGGATTCCAGTCCCCAACCTCACCAAGCTCACACCAGCGGAATTGCATTGTCTCGCCGGCAAGTCCAATAAGCTGACTGGTCAGCACCAACAAGAGGGCAACGGCCCACACTCGTTTCATTTCGGCCTGTCCAGATACCGTTGAGCGCACCCGCGGTCGATTTTCGCCAAGAGCCCCCTCGACACCTCGTAGATATCGGGGTTGTCGGTCGCGTACACGGGGTCATCATCGGACGCCACCGGCACGTTGCAGCGAATCCGCTGCGCCTTCAAGTTATGCCGATTCACGCGGTAGTGGTCGGTCCTCGTACCGGATGTCACCACCTGGCTCGATTGCAGGATCAGCTCCGGCGAGCTGGTACAACCGAGCACGTAACTGACTAATCCGGCCAGGATCATGGCTCGCATACGCATCATCAATCTCCGTCATGAGTCCGGGCGCTACGGCATCCAGCGTCTCCCGGTGCCGACGCAGGACCGCCACCACCATTTTCCCAAGTTCGTTCGTCCCGTCCTTTAAGAACGGGAGTAAGACCGTCAGGAGTTCCAGGAGTAACGCGAGCATCATGTCACCCGTGCCTGATCAGCGAGGCAGACACCAACACATACTGCTCCAGCGCCCACCAGAGCGAGATGAGTGAGGCGAGTAAGCCGATCAATCCACCGAGTAAGAGGTCGCGCATATCAGAACGAGTTGCCTCCCTGCCGGGTGTGCCGCTCATCCCCGATACCGGGATCGACCGGGACCGTGGAGACCTGCCCATCCGCATGATGCACCAGCGCCTTGTTGCCATCAGTCAGGAGCGCCCCGCCTGCTTGGACGGCGGCGAAAATCTCCACATAGTTGATCGTGTAATGGGGGCACCCTGGGGCGCCAACCGCCGCCACGACGGTGGCCACGATCCCTCCGACGGTCCCGACGCCGAACGTCGTGGTTGGGTTGGCGAGCGTGCGCTGAATGAAGGAGTTGCCGAACCGGAGCGCCCAATAGCGGATAATGCTCATAGTCCCTCCTACTTGTGAGACACCCAGCCCTGCACAACGGCCGTGACCGCCAAAATGGCTCCGCCGAGCCAGACGAGGGCTCCCAGGACGGCCTTAAAGGCGCGGATGTCTCGGTCGTGCGCCTCCACTTTCTCAGCCAGAAGCTGCAGCTTCTCGTCGAGCAACTTGGAGAGCGTGAGCATATCGTCAGCGGTCATCGCGCCACCCCTTCTGCTGTCGGCATCGCCTCGTAGTCCTGATCTAAGTTATAAAAGATCAGCCGGCCGACCTGCCCCACCCGCTTGTCCTCTGCGGCCCATTTAGGCGGCGGAATGCTGAGGTCATAATAGCTGTCGGCTCCCGGTGTTGCCGGACTGACCAACCGCCCGGAGATCACGCCCTCGGCAATCTCCAGGCACTCCTCGAACACATCGTCCGTTGCCGCCGGCCACGTTGTCAGTTGCCGGTCCTTCGGGTCGGTCATCGACGAATACTGCCACTTCTTCGTGAGGCAGGAGATATAGTCCGTGCCCCACCATTTCGGGTTCTGCACCCGGTTCCGCACTGAACAGCCGACCGCGATCTTCGCCTCACGGGATTCCCCGCGCGCTTCCCGCCAAATCGTGATGGCCAGCAGCACCATCTCGTACATCTGCCACGTGGTCAGCATTGCGCGAGCCCCGCGGCCAGAAGGAACATCCTATTGAAACACCGTGCCATAGTGATTCCCAAGTTGCAGGGATATGGTCCCCGCAGAGGTCTTGCCCAGAAAGCGGGTGTTATGGTATCCCTCAGACAGTGCCGTCGAGACGTTGCGAACCGCATAGGGAAAAATTTGATTGACGACAGGTTCTTGAACGCTCATCTCTTCACCCGTTGCCGGAGTAGACGAGTCGAAGGTGACCCCGAAGGTATTGGTTGAGGCATAAGTGTCGCTCGCCACCCCGCCCAGCACACTGACATCCACAGCATCCCCACTCCACACCACGAATCCAATACGATTACTTGAGCTCAGCTCTTGATAGCTTGCTGCGCTTATGCTTCCGCCAACATTCGTAGCAGTCCACAAACTCCGAGGCCGCCGGTTGAACCAGTTGGCAAAGTAGCGTTTCACGGTGGAGTCTACAAACGTTCCAGGGGTCCCACTATCCATGTAGGCCATAAACAGAAGCGACCGCGATTCATCCCCGCTTTTCACCTCCGTCCCGATATTGCCGGCTGTGCTCGATGTGGCGTGGGTCGTCGTTGACATTTCGCAGGTCAAGGTGCTTGCACTAAGATAGACGTACCCGTAGTAAAGGGTGGCTGCGGTCAGGCCGGCGTTCGAGCAGGTGAAGCCGGCCGAGGGGATGGCATACCGCACCCCCTGGACCGTTATCCCATTGCCGTTATACGGCGTGCATGTAATGACTGAGGCACTCGTCACGACGCACCGGATTTGCCCGGCCGGGACAGCCGAATCCGCGATCACCGACCACGTTCCAGAGGAAAGCTGTGGGCGTCCCGTTGAGGAGGAGAAATTCTGGCCCGTGCCGCCGTATTGTGAGCCGACGGCTGTGCCGTTCCAGGTCCCGGACGTAATGGTCCCGACGCTGTTACCCGTCCCGGAGAACGTGACGTTTCCGGTCACGCCCAGCGTTCCGCCGATCGTCGCGTTGCGACTAAGGAAGAAATCCCGCGGTCGAGTCGCCCCTGAAGCTCCGATGTCGTAGGTCGCATCGGTGAAGATGAGATGGCCGGCAATGGTCGGGGACCAGGTTAATGTGCCTGTGATGGTGGCGCCATTGATCGTGGGGCTCGTCAGGGTCTTGTTCGTCAGCGTGTCCGTTGTGGCGCGGCCTACAAGCGTATCGGTGCTTGTCGGGAGCGTGAGTGTCCCGGTGTTCACGATCGTACTGATGACTGGGGCGGTCAGGGTCTTATTGGTCAGCGTTTCGGTGCCGGCTAGGGTTGCAAGCGTCCCGGTCGTCGGGAGGGTGACGTTTGTCGCCGCGGTCGTGGTCAGCGTGAGGCTATAGGCCCCGCTCGTTGTAAACGCCGCCGCGATACTGAGATTGCCGCTGAGCGTCAGGGTTCCCGTAGTAACCGTCAGCGCCGTGCCGCCACTGTTGACCACGACGGCCTTACTGCCATTACTCGTCAATGCGGGAAGTTTGTCGAAGCCAGCGGAAATCAGATCGAGTTCCGCTCGCATCGAGGCGGAGGTCGCCGATGAGCCGGTGGTGGGAAAAGAGCCGTGCGTGTAGTAATCATTGGATGCCCACGCGGGTATTGCGGAGCAGACCAGCAGGACCACTCCTAGGATTGCTTGTTTCAGCATGCTCACCTCAACTGCGCGGCGGGAGCCCACCGCGTCATCATAGATGCGACCGTGAACGGATAGATGTAATCCGTGGAGCTGGAAAGACGGACCTGCATGTTCACCGCGCAGCCTGCCAGTTCCACTTCAGACGGAATTAGCGTCTGCCCGTCCCAGATAAAGGAGTCCCAGGAAATGCTGTCCCAATAGACTTGATTGTCTAGGTTGGACGTATACTCGGCGGACGCGGGCTGTGGTTGCTCCGTGGAGTCCCCGTAGGCCAGCGAGTAGGCGAAGGTGAACGCGGCATAGAAGTTCCCTTGAATCTCCAGGGCCGCCCCGAACAGCTCCTTCAACAGCCGGGGATGTTTCATGGAGTTCCAGTTGAGCGTGATGTACGCCTCGATATTCTCACCATCGAAGGACGATCCCTTATCCATCTCATAGACGTACCCGCCGGAGGCTGACCCGACGAGCATCACTTCGTCCCCGTTCGCCAGTTGTCCGGTGTACGCACAGTTGACTGCTGTTGCAAAGGCCACCTGCGTTGAGCCCAGGAGTTTCCCGTTCACTAGCGTCACGTAGAGTCCCGTGCCGTCCGTAAAGAATATGCGGTACTGGCTCTTCTGCCGGCAGACGGTGGAATAGGCCACCCGCGACCGCTTATCATAGATAAAGTTGCGGATGCCCCATGTGAGGGTGGCTTGCTCGAAGTTCCCGTATTCCTTGACGGCATGGATGTCAATAACCCCGTTGGCATCCATCGCGTAGGTGCGACCGAGGTTCTGCACACTGTAATGCTGTGCCCCGACTCCCTCTTTGAACGCCACCAGGTTCCACGTGGCCAGCGACTTGCCGTAGAGCATGTGGGTGTTCTCAAGGGCGGTGATTTCCAGGGCCGCCGTATCTTGATTGCCAGACTGACGTTTCAGGCCAGTCACAGTATCGCCGACCTGCAATTCACTGGCACCCCCAGCCGAACTCCAGTTGTAGGGTAGGCCGGGTCCTGAGTGAATCACGGAGGTCTGAAAGGCGAAGAACAGAAAGTTTTTATGCTCGCAAAGATGTTTCGGTGCGTCTGTGGATGTGCCCGTGGTGATCGGCACGGCCACCGTCCCGTCAAACTCAAAGCCGCGGTTGACGCCATCCACCCAATACAGCCGCCGGCTGCCCAGCGTCCCGGCGAAGTTGGCCCGCTCAAACTCAAACTTTCCCCCGGTTGAGAGTGTGATCGCAGTCTGAACCCCGGAGATGGTGACGGTGGCACCAGAACCGACGGAGGTTGCTGCACCTGCGGAAAAGTTCCCGCCGGCTGGGGCGTTGATAATAAACCGTCCAGCCGCCGTGCCTGACCAAGCTCCAGATTGCAGGACCACCCGCCTGACGGTGGAAGTGACGCCTCCCTGGGTGAGAACATCGCCATCTACAGCCGTGGCCGTGCCGCCGGCGGTAAAGCTGACCTCATAGAAGAAGGTTACAGCCGTCCACCCAGACGTGGAGGATTCGTACATGACGGTCGCCGTGCCGCCTGCGTTGTCGCGGAACGCATAGAAGTGATCGACGCTAGAGAAGACGCAGTGAACCACACCGCGAATCGGTCCAGACCCGGGGACGGTCCCGATCAACGATCGGTACTCATCTGCCGCAAGATTGAGGTATTGGGCGTTCTGTTGGGCGGTGGGATTCACGGTTTGGGTCGTGGCCGTGCCGATGGTCGTGGAACCCACCTTGACTACCTCGGAGGATGTAAAGGTTCCAGTGATCCGCGTCAGCACAACATAGAGACTGGAAGTGGACACGGCAATAATGATGCCCGTGGCCCCAGAGGTCGCCCCCGTCAAGGTCTGGCCGGTGGACGGGGTGTTCGTAAACGCTGTAACTTGAACAAGGGAGTAGGTTGCGTTCGAGGGTTTGGTCCGGCCGTCATACCGCTCATACCCGCCGATCCTGGCATACCCGCCAGTTGGAGCCACCTCGAAGTTCTGGACATCGCGCAAGATGCCAGGCGGCAGGGAGAGAATGGGCGTGACCTGATCCCACCCCCCTTTCATCTGCACATAGTCGTACTGTGGCGACACGGCCTCTAGCGCCTGGAGCATGATGCGGTCATTGGCGGTCAGGACATCCATCAGCCCACCCTCACCCACGGATGTTGGCCGTCCGTCACCCACAGCACGGCATGTTGGCCATCGGCATCGTCGCGCAATGCGTAGACGTTGCCCGAGGGTGCCCCGATGACCTCACGAATCGGACCAACCCCAGGCACGGGGCCTCCGCCGAGCATCATCCCGCAGACTACAATCACTTCGTCGTCCATCAGCAGAGGCTCCCCACTAGCGTCACATCCGGCAAACATTGCAGTTCCATCTGCGGCAACATCTGGTTGTATTGCACAGCTCCCTCCTGGTAGATCGCCGGACTCCTCTCGCTCGCCCCGTATTTCTTCATCACGGCATAGACGATGAGCATGTAATACTCCGCCGGGCAGGCCGGTACATCCGCATCCGCCGCCAGTTGCACGGCTTTCCGATAATAGTCCCCGGTCACGGTGTAGCCGGAGGCCGGCGTCGGCCCAAGTCCCACCGAATAGGACGGGTCGATCGTGACCTCATAAGGCCGCGTGCGTAGGGCTCGGTTCGCATTGAAGAGCCAGATATTCCGAAACGACTCCCAGTCTCGGTAATCCAAAAACTGCTCATCGCTTGTGCCGGTGGCTGTGAGATAACACCGAAAGGTGTCTCGAGCCCACTCCCGAAAGGCACTAGCCGCCACGCCGACCGTGCCCGATCCGGTTCCGACCGTATAGAGAGCGGTCCCGCTCACGGTCGTCCACGAGGCGGACAGCCGGAGGAATTTCCAGTCCGGGTGGAGGTTCTGGATTTCCACCCATGCGGATGACGCCCACATGACCAACCGCTGATTCAGCCCGGTCTGACTCGTCACAGCCGACGGTCCAGTGCCCGGCACCCGGCACTCACGCGCTGCCCGCTGAACGATGTCGAGAAAGTGCGCTGGGGCAACGACAGACATGCGTTACCCCCGCCCGCGCGATAACTGCATGAACCACTCCTGATCTTCGCGTGAGGCCCCGATCAACGACATCTGCGTGCTGGAGACGAATTGGCGCCGGAGCCGATTCTGCTTGTCCTCGGTCACTTCATGGGACACCTTCATCTTCTTGGCTCGCAGCAAGTTCTCGATGAACTTCCGCTGAATGGTGATCTCCACCCCGCGCGGCAGATACCCGAACGTCTTGACCAGACTTCCATCCTTGAGTCGCATGAACGGCTCCTGTCCCCTGCACGCCACGTAGTCCGTGTATTGCGGCAGGTTCTCATCGCCCGCGCTCTCGGCAATCACGATGGTCAGCCAGTCGTTGTTGAACTTCAACCGGTCATAGTGTTGGCGCTTGAGCATCCGTTGTTCCTCCGGCGTGACCACAATCACGTCGGGATCGAGGTTCAAGTCTTCATCGAGGTCCGTCACCACATCGGTCGGCTGTGAAATTTTGGCGTCCTCGCTGTGGACTTCCTTGCGCGGCTTTTTGGCCAGCGTGACGGCGCCCACCATAAAGGCCAGACCCATCGTTGGAGCCGGGTTCAGGACCAGATCGAGAGCCCCGGCATCGGACGCCATAGCCGGAAGCGGCATCAGCGCCAAGACCGCCATAATCAGCGCCCAGCAGACAAAACTCTTGCGTGTCATGGTTCCTCCTGGTGAAGTGGCGGGGTCCTTGCGAACCCCGCCGGTTGTCCTTCCCCCCGACCGTCCGACTACGAGGTCTGCGGACGATCAGGAATGTCGTTGATGTCCACGAACGTCGCGGTCATGCCCGTTGCCGTCCAGTTGCTCGTCCCTGGAGTCCACGCCGATCCGGTGGACCCGTTCTTACAGACCACGTAGGCAAACGGTGCCAGCGTGTCCTTGATGGGCGGAAACTGCGGCGCGTAGGGATAGTTGCCGTTCGTGTCCAGGTCCACCGACGACCCTTGCGCGGCCACTAAGTCGCCGGCGGCATTGCGGCCCAAGATCAGCATGCAGGCCTTGGATGCCGCAATCGACGTAAACGCCGACCCCGTGGTGTGGTCGGTCGAGGGAAACGCCTGATTCGTGAGAGCCGACCCTCGATAGGCTTTCCCTCTGATGGTGTACGGAACAACGCGGGCCGTGGTCACGGTGGTTGTGGACCCCGCCGATGACCCAGCCGCTTCATTGGACCTTGTGAGAGGTGCGCTCAAATACTGATCCATGTTCGTGTCCTTTCGCTTGATCTCGTTGAGTGACTACTCTTCATGTGGGGATGGAGCCGGTCACGGCAGGCCCCATCCCCTCACATCCGTCAGTTCGTCAGGGCGACGGAAGCGACATACGCCACCGCCATCCAGCCGTTGTTTTCCCGCATGACTCCCTTCCACCACATCGCTCCGACGTACCCGCGCTGCCCGAACTGATCGGACTTGCTCGGCACACCGGTCGGGAGGAAGGTCGGCTTGATCGAGTCCATGCCGCGCACGGCAACATGGCTCCACGCATCTTCGGCCATGACGATGACCGGGTAGACATCCATGCTCGTCCCGCTGGTCGAGACGAACCCGCTGCCGCCCACGGAGGCCCCCGCGTCCTGCTGTTCGACCAGTTCCGGGCTCAGGATGAACCGGAACCGCTGGCACTTACCGACCTCGAACGGCAACGGCGTGCCGGAGGCGTATTCCACCGTCGGGGTAAATCCGGTCAGCCGGCGGATGTCCGGCTCCAGGTTCGTGTGCCCGAACACGAAGTATCCCGCCTCAACCGGGTCTGTCCCGTAGTCACCAGAGGCCTTGAGAATCTTCGTGACTTCCATCGCGTGGTTGGCTTGCAGATTCCGCACGATGCGCTGGATCAGGTTGAGCGTCAGCCCACCGTTCACCGTCGCAATGCTCGTGCCGGTCCCACCGTAGAAGGTGTTTGTGCAAGCCTTCAACTCTCCGTAGATGATCAGCTCGTTGACGAGCGTGACCCGCTCGCCAGTCTGCTTCGTCATCTCCTTGGGGTAGTTGTCCTCGTAGAAATCCGAGGCCACATCCGTATATCCGAAGAGACAGGCGTATTGCTGTAGCACCACGGTCACATCGACCGGGGTGAGACTCTCCGGGGTGGGCGTCACCCCTTCTGCCACTTGATGCGCTTGAACGACGGTGGCCGCCCGATCCCCCGTCCCGTCGATCTGCTGAGAAAACCGGTTTTGCGTGCTCGCGCTGGTCGTGGTGGCCCCATAGGGCAGGAACCGCCGCGCCACGTAGGTCTTGCTGTTGTTTTTGGGGAACTTCTCCGTCCGGCCGTGCTTCGAGAGCACTTCCCGGGGTTCTGCGTGCTTGAGGATGCGGCCCTTGAACTTCCCGATCCGAGCCGCATTCCCATCAAAAAGTTGCATTGACATCGTAAGGCTCCTTTGTCAGTGAAGGGTCAGGCGTCTCTGTACCCCTCTTTGAATCCGTCTTGTTCCGTTGCTGCTGTCGGCATGCCGCCACCCGCCCCTTTCGGTTGCACCGCCGCCTCCTTCCTGGCCCGCCGATCGGGCTCAGGCTTATCGGGCTTTACCTCCGGTGGAGCAGGAGCAGCCGTGGCTTTCTCGAATTTGGTGATCGCCGCGTTGAGAATCAGCGGCGATTCGGTGCTCTCGATCTTCTGCCGGTACGCTTCCGGTTGTGTCGCCAACCATTGTCGGAAGGGCGTATTCGGCGGAGGTTCTCCGTTGGGACCACTGAGGCCGATGATCTGCCCCCAGTCCTCACGAAGCGCCGTCATTTCATCGGCGGCCTCCGGTCGAGCCGAAGCCTTCTCGGTTGGTGTAGGATGCTCGGCTGGCTTGGGGTCCGGGGCGGCTGCCGTCCCAGCGACCTTCGCCTGGCCTAATTTCTTGTTCAGGCCCTCCAGAATGCTATCCGCCAACTCTGGCCCGAAATCCTTGACCAGCGTGGGGAAGTCGTCCCGTGTCAGCGTCACCGCCTGTCCAGACGGCGTCTCCGCCTGGACCTTCTTGACAGTGTCCTGCAAACTGCCTAGCCGGCCAAAGGTCTCGTCGAACTTCTGCTTCATCGCGGCCTTGAGTCCGTCCACTTCGCTCGCGGTCGCCATGAGCTTGTCGAGTTGATCCTTCGTGAGCGTCACCGGTTCTGCGTGTTCCTTTTGCTTGGATGCCGGTTCCGTCTCGGCCGGTTTCATCTCGGCCGGTTTCGCCTCAGCCGGTTTCGTGGCCTGCGTAGGTTCGGATGCCTCCGTCTGAGCCGGCGGTGTCGTCGGCTTGTCGGAAGCATCATCGGCATACGCCTCATTGAGAGCGTTGGCCTCTACCTTCGCATCCTCCTCTGATGGCACCACGGCCTGATCCGGCACTGACACTACTGCTGCGTCTGACATGGGCTCCTCCTTATCGCTGGCCGCGTGGTCAGCGTGTGTGTCTAGCCGTCCTCTCCGGGCGGCGGTTCTACGATCGGCGCGTCCTGGTCAAAAGCCAGGGCATGCTTCACTTCTGCAATGCGGCCGAGTAGTTCATTCCGCTCGGCCTCGGACATCCGGTTATCGTTCTTGGCGCGGAGTTCCGTGAGTCGCGTCTCGTAATGCTCCCGTATCCGCTTCCAGAGCAGGGTCCGGCGTTCCTCTCGGTCAAGGAGCAAGGTCGTCATTTCTGATATGCCTGCCCGTTCGGGGCGCGTCCGGGCGGCTCCGTCGGCGGAGTCGCCACCTGTGGCGCGGCCGTTGGGGTCCGTATCCCCGCCAAGTCCTTTTGGGTCCTGAGCTTCATCACCGTCTGAGCCAGCTCGGCCTTGACCTTGTCTTGGGCGATCCCGCGCTTATTGCTGTAGTCGAGAACGGCGAGGTTAAATCTCTCTTCCAGCTCCTTCATCCGGGCTGTATGCTCATTCCGTGTGCGCTCCGTCTCGGCCTGGACATAGGCGGTATCCCGGTCAGTGTCGATCCTGGCCAACGCTTCGTCGAGTTGCAGCCGGCGCTCCTCCATCTGCGCGTCCAGCCGAGCAATTTGCATGTCAAAGTCCCGATCTAACTGCCGATTCTTCGCGTCGGCCTCGGCTTTGATCAGTGCGGCTTGGACCTGCGGTGGGGGCGGCGGCGGCGTCTCCTCCAGCTTCTTCTGCTGCTCCTCGCTGAGTTGGAAGTCTTTGGGATTTAAGTGCTTGGACTTGAGCCATTGCTCCATCCACCGTTTAGGATCGACCCCGAACAGTGGCGCCGCCCTCGAGACCAGTTCGCTCATACTCTGAATCGTCTGATCCTGGATCATCCGCTCCACCAACGCCGAGGACCCGTGGGCATTGATCTGGAAGTCGCCCTTCTCGTCGTCCGGCACATCCGGGTCGAGCATCAGCCACTCATACAAGCTCTGAATCAGCGGCTCCGTCCCGAAGTCGTCATAGTTATTGGCGATAGAGCGGAGGAGCTGATTGGCGTTGTTGTTCTGAATTTGCGCGGCACCGAAGGTATTAGGGGAGGTCGGGCCGGATTGCCCTTGCGTGACGAGTGGAATACTCGTCGATTCCTCCGCCAGCCGGAAGGCGAACTCGATGATCTTGAGCATGTGGGCGGTATCGTTGGGCACAGTAAACGCGCCAAACGCTTTTGAGACATCGGCGGTGCCCTGCTTCGCCAGCCAGATTTTTTGGGCGTAGAGCAGCCATTCTTTATCGGCGGGGTCCACCAATTCCCGGTTAATGACAATCTGTGTGCCGGCGCCCGCATTGTTGATCATCGCCCGCACCGCGGCCTTAATGATCTTCTGCGCCGCGATCATTTGCTCGCCTACCCCGATCCCCGCCCAGTAGTCGTCTCGCTCCAACCACGGGATCGCCTGGTACGGGAATCGGCCGGAGTCCAGCATATTGACGGAGGCATAGACCGCCGTGTCGTTAATGAGCGTGACCACGGCGTAGATATCCTTTTGCTCCTCCGGGATGCCCACGAGCGCCTCGGGATTCATCAGTTCCAACTCGTCACGGCTGATCGTCCCGTGGAAATACCAAATCTCATAGCGGAGGCGTTCATCCTCTTTGATATCTTTGGTCTGTATGTCCGTGGTGGCAGACTGCGGACCCTGCGCCAGCACCAGGTCAATCAAGTCCTTGTGGTAGCCCCTGCGCTTCTTGAGGGCGCGGACTTGCTTGGGTGAGAACCGGTCCACCTCGAAGATGTAGTCGCCATCGTGGATGTTCTCCCCG